GAATATGTGGGTTATGAACTCTGCGGTGGTCATCTTTCCAAGGAATCCCTTGATGACGTGCAGCGTGCGGTCTATCTTTCCAAGGAGATAGATTGCCTTCATTGATCCCTTCTTGTTCTTGGCTGTTCCCTTGGCTTCACTCTGCGTAGGGTCGGCATATATGGTCAGGAAAGGGAACTTTGTCAGTTTAGGGATCTTGCCCCACTTGCGAGGCCCGAAGATCTTGCCTTCGACAATAGGATTGTTGAAGTACTCTCCCTGAACAGCCTTGGTGCTTATCTTTGAGAGGACAGTGTCAATCTGTTCCTCCGAGTTCTTTTCCGGCCAAGTACTTCTGCCGTTCTCATCCCTGATGTTGACCACATCCCAATTGTTTGCTTTTGCTCCGGCTCTTGTGATGCAGCAGTCTTCTGCGATAATGTTACCGCAGAAGATGATCTCAAGAGGAACGGATACCGAACGTGTCGGATAAAGGGCTTTTTCCCACCAGTCCCACTTTTTGTCAAGGACATCCGGGTTGAGTACCGATTCATCAGTGTCGAAGTCATCCAACAGGATCAGATCGGGTCTGACAGCCTCGTTACGGACACCTCGTGGAGCATCTCCAGCACCTATTCCCAAGAAGGCTGCACCACACTTGAGTTTGAACTGGCGTTCAGACCAGTCGCCAAAGGTCTCCTGTTCACCATAGAATTGAATCAGTCTCTGATTGCTTTCGAGATTGATCTTATATGGCGCAAGCAGTCTGATGGCTGCATCTTGAGTGGCTGCAGCAAGTATGACCATCTTCTTGCGTCCGGTCAGCACAAGGTACAGAGTGATCATCATAACGATGGTACTCTTTGCCAGCTCTCTACTCCAAGACAGGACTTCATACCATTCGGGGTTATCTATGAGCCTCTTGATGGCCTTACGCTGGAAGTCTGCGAATTCACACTTGGCATAGTGAGGGAAAAAGTACTTCATCCATTCGATAGGATGTGCTTCAAGCCACTGCCTCTTCTTCTCTATCTCATAGGGTGAGAGAGAGGAATCAATGGTAGTGGCGTTCAGTATGGAGGCTTTGATCTCCTCCCATTCTTTTAGGGCCTTTCTGTCTTTTTCCTTCATTATAGTTTGGATTTAATGTACAGGTCGAACAGTGGAACGAACTTCTTTATCACCTCCTGGTCTCCAAGATTGCGTATGAAGGCGATGAAGTCCTGTGCTACATTTACGATTTCGTGGATACCCAGTTCTGTCTCAAGTTTGCTGATGGCTGCAGTCAACTGGGTTATTGCGTGTATTTCCGACGGAGAGGCGTGTCTTTCCATTTCCGGTCTTTCGGCAATAGCCTTGTTGATGTCCATTATCTGCATCTGCAAGTTCTTGATGATCTCGGAACGTGACATCGTTATTGATGCCTTGTGTTCCTCCCACTTGCCCTGCTTGATCCACCGGGCGACGGTCTGACGGGTTACACCGCAGGCTTCAGCGATCTCCAGCTGAGTCCTGTTCTCGTTTATGTACATTGCCTTTGCCCACTCTTGCGTGCTGTTGGATTTCTTTTTTCCCATAATACATCTATTTGCTTTGTGCAAAATTGACTGACAAATAGGTGCTTACCAAATCGGTCTGGTATAGTGCCCGTTTTTTCGGGCATTATACCGCTGTAGAAGGGCGCTATAACTTCCCGATTTGCAGAGAGGAAAAACCTCCCTCAAATTTGCGGAAAAACAAGCGAAATGAAGAGTATATTCAATGTCATTGCTGGCCCGGACAAAGACACCTGTTGCATACTGATGTACGGTGAGATCGGCACATATTCCGATGTCTCTGCACAGGATGTCGTCACTCAGATTATGGAGGCCGACAACAGTTATAAGAACATAGATATCCGCATCAACTCTATCGGTGGTGAAGTCGCTGCCGGGATTGCGATCTTCAACGCAATCCGTATGGCCAAGGCAAACATAACCATCTACATTGACTGCATCGCTGCCAGCACCGCATCATTCATTGCCGGATGTGGCCGTAAGGTCAAGATGGGCCGTTATGCGAGGATGATGCTTCATCGTCCTACTGGCGGTGTATATGGCAATGCAGATGAGTTGAAGAGTTACATAGAGCAGCTTCAGCAGATCGAGGACATCTTGTGTGACATCTATGCCAATCGTACAGGAATGCCTGTCAATGAAATCAAGGAAAAATATATGGATGGTGCTGATCACTGGCTGACAGCGCAGGAGGCTCTTGACCTTGGATTTGTCGATGAGATATTTGACGATCAGAGAAAGGTGACTTTTGAGGACTGCCTGACAGATATTCAGAGATGTGAGAAGTACACGGCTTGCTACATTACCGATGTTTTACATAAAAATGAAATTCCAATGTTAGAAAGACTCAAGAAACTGCCGATGTTCAGCAATTGTGCGGACGAATCGGCAATTATGGATCGTCTTACTGAGATCCACGCAAAGGCACAGGAGCGTGACGCTCTTAAGGCCAAGGTAGATGCTTTTGAGAAGGAGAAGAAGGATGCACTGGAGAAAGAGGTCAAGGACACCGTAAATGATGCTGTTCTTGACGGACGCATCAACGAGACAGAGCGTGCTGCTTATGAAGCAATGCTTATGTCCGATCAGGCTGACTCCGCTCGCAAGATCCTCGCTTCGCTCAAGCCTACAAGGAAGGTAGTTGTCAATCATCAGGGAGGCGAAGGCAAGCAGACCTTGGCCGAGAAGATGCACGCAAGAACTACCGAGGTAAAAGCAAAACTCGTTTAATCCTTAAATCTATTTAACTATGCCAAATCCAACTATCACAACAAGGTATGCTGGCGAAGTGCTGGACAGCATTCTCGTTCAGGCTGCCACCGGAAATGAGTTGTTTGAGAAGGGTCTGATCTGTATTAAGGTCGGCATTCAGGATGGTCTTGCCATTCCACGTCTCCAGCTCACCAAAGTCCTTCAGAAGAGAAAGAAGAATCCTACATCAGCGAACTCCAAAGGAGATCTCAATATTGATGAGAGGTGTCTTCATCCTCAGGACGCAATGGTTTACCTCGAATTTGACCCGACTTTGTTCGAGCATTTTTGGAAGAAGTACCAGCCTACAGGAAATCTTCTTTTTGAGCAGTTGCCGGACGATGTAAAGGTTACGCTCGTTAATGGAGTTCTCACCCAGCTTGGCTCTGAACTCGGTGTTGAGTTCATCTCTGGTGTGAAGGGCGATGCAGAAGGTCAGTACTTTGACGGTGTTCTTACTCGTGCTCTTGCAGCAGAAAAGACAGTCAAGGTTGAATGCACCGAGAACAGTCAGATCAAGAGACTTCGTGCTGTATGGAACAAGACAAAGTCTGTCATCAGAAACAAGCCTGAGTTCGTATTCCTGATGTCTTCAGCAGATGCTGATGCCTACGACGATGAGATCACAGATCTTGTCAACAAGGGTGCTGCACCTACTGAGAAGAATCCGGAGAGATTCAAGGGTCACAGGATTGTTCCTCTTGAGGGCTGGCCAGATGGTGTTATTATGGGAACACTCTGTTCGCTTGATGAGCAGAAGTCTAACCTTTTTGCTGCCGTCAATCTTGCATCAGACTTTGACTGCGTGCAGGTGGAGAAAGTATCCAACGCAAGTGAACTCTACTTCATCAAGATCCTCTTGAAGGCAGATACTCAGATTGCTTGGGATGAAGCAATCACCATCTGCGACAATTCCGTAGAAGAAGTCGGTTAATCTAAAAGAAGGAGGTTAATATGAAACTCATAGTGCTTAAGAAATTTGCGGACAAATATGACCGCTCAATCAAGTATGAGGTTGGCGACATCCTTCATACAGAGGAAACCGAAAGAGCAAATGACCTTGTTAATCGTGGTCTCGCAGAGGTTGTCAAGGATGAAGAAGATCCTGACAATGACGATGAGAACGGGACGAAGGAGGAAAATCCTTCGGCAGATGATCAGGGAAGTAATCCGGGAGAAGGCACAGATGCTGGATCAACAGTAGAGGATCCGGCAGCCGGACAGAACAACGGAGATCCTGAGACTCAGAACGAGCAGCAGGATGCCGATGTTCAGAACGGTACAGAGGATCCTTCCGGTGATGCCACTTCTGACACGGATGAGGCTCCTTCAGACACAGATGAGGCTCCTTCAGACACAGAGAAGGCTACCAAGAAGTCTCCAAAGAAAAAGGAGGACTAAATGGCCAAGCTCCTAAGACTGGTGATTCATTGCACCGCTACCAAGCCCGGTAGAGAGGTGACTTCTGAAGAGATCCGGCACTGGCATACTGATCCTGCGCCAAGAGGCAGAGGATGGAAACAGGTCGGATACACAGATATGATTCATCTTGATGGGTCTGTGGAGCGATTGGTGGAAAACAACGAAGATGCGAATGTTGATCCTTGGGAGATTACCAATGGGGCAAAAGGGTACAATTCCACATCCCGGCACATTGTGTATGTAGGTGGCCTTGACAGCAAAGGCAAGCCCAAGGACACTCGCACCCTCGCACAGAAGGAAGCACTCAAGAAGTATGTCTTGAAGTTCCATACGAAGCATCCTGATGTGGCCATCGTAGGACATCGTGATCTTGCAGCGAAAGACTGCCCTTCATTTGACGTTCAAAAATGGCTCAAAGAAACAGGGATTGTGTAACAATTGAAAGTGAATTGAAAAATGGAAGTTCTTAAGGAGTTATTGATTTGGGCACTGCCGAGTGGTTTCGTAAGTTCACTATTGACTTGGCTGGTCACCCGGAAGAAGCGCAGAAATGACTTCCTGACGGACTTGCAGAATTCAATAGATCTGCTGACCAAGAAGTACACAGAGACACTTGACAAATACACCATTTCGCAGGAGGAGAATGCAAGGCTTAAACTTGACAATGCACAGCTCCTCGCCAATCAGGAAATAATGGCCCGGAAGATTGATCAATTGAACAAGAAGGTAGATCAGTTAAACAAACTATTAAAAGCAACAAACAATGAGAAATTTAATCAGGGGAATACCGCTGCTTCTCGTCGCACTTCTGATGGTGTCGTGCGCATCGAAAAAGCAGTATTTAACGACAGCGGAACTGCTGAAGCAGGAAGAGATCAGATTATCCCAGCTCGACTCACAGGTAAGAGCAGAGTCCGCAAGACTGGAGCGAATGCTTCAGGAGAGGACACTGGACTCGACGAAAGTGATCAAGGAGGAATCGGAGGCGATACCATACGAGGAGTCGCAGATGACGATACCGATTCAGAACCTCCTTGATCTTCCGGAGGGTGCAAGTTATAGAGCAGAGGAAGGACGGTCTTCTGTCGAAGCGACCAAGGTTGATAATGATAATGTGAAGATCAAGGGAGCGTGTGACAGCATCCGCAGGAAGTGCCTGTACTATGAGAGTCAGGTCTTCCGACAACGACAGACAATAGATTCCTTATCCGCAGAACTCACAGGTGCTTATAATCGGGTTGCAGACCTTGAGACTGCCGTTCAGGCAAGTGAGGCAGCAGCTGCACAGGAGGAGGTCACGCAGAAGCCACCCTCCGTATGGCACAAATGGTTGTTTGCCGGAATTGTTTTGGGGATAGCACTTAGCATATTGGCTAAGTTCCTCTGGAATCGAACGGTTGTCGGAACATTCATCAAAGGTCTAATTTCAAAATTTAGGAAAGTATGAGAAAGGAAGGATATGTTCACGGTAGTAATATGATCCTGTTCGCTACCGAAGACACAACTCCGCTTGGCCACTCGAAATCTTGTAAGATCAGCAATAAGGCCACCACGAAGAAGAGAGCCACAAAGGAGGCTTCTAATGACGGAAAGTGGTCAGATTCGAGTGTCAGTGAACTCGCTGTAACGGTTACAAGTGAAGGCTTCAAGTTCACCAAGGAGGGTGAATTCGGCTATGACGAGATGCTCGCTCTTTGGGAGTCAGGAACTCCTGTCCGCCTGAAGTATGCACATCGTGGCGAGGAGCAGACCAAGTACAGAACAGGTTTGTTCATCATCACCCAGCTTGATGAGGATTCTCCAGCTGATGACGATACCACTTATTCAGTAACTTTTGAGAATACTGGAAAGGTGGAAACCGTTACAGTTGATGGTGGATCAGAAGCATCGGCAGAAGGTTGATAAGTAGCACTGAATAAGCAGCCGGATCGCCCGGCTGCTTTGATTAACTAACAAAACTGAGATATGAAACAGATAAAGATTACCATCGGGGGCACGGAATACCCCTATCAGGAGACAATGGGAGCGATGCTCGCATTCAAGAGAGAAACAGGACTTGATATTACACAGGTGGCTCCGGAAGATACCGAGAACAACCTGAAGTATATGTATCAGGTTGTCAAACATACCTGTAAGGTTACGGGCAGGGAGTTCAAGATGACTTTTGAAGAGTTTGTGGACAATTTCCATTCTCTTGAGTATAGCCGTCTGCTTCTTGATATAGCAGATCAGGTGTCGGACTTTCAGGAGGGTGCTGCTCCAAAAAAAAAGTAGAGCCTGTCTCTATTGATGTTTTGTTAGGAATTGCTGTCGGGTGTATAGGCTTGACGGTGGAAGATTTTTCAAGCCTTACACCCACACAATTTGACAGCATATATGCCGAATGGAAGAAGCGACAGGATGCCTTGCTCGAGGAAGAATGGAAGCAGACTCGCTTCATAGTATGGTCAAGTCTGAGACCATACAGCGAAAAACTCAAGGTGACCGATGTCTTTCCGCTACCATCGGATAATGTCAAAGAAGTTCCTGATGAAGCAATAGAACAGGAAGATGATAAAGGATATGAATATTATGTGAAGCTCTGGGAATAATGTCAAAGAAGGTTACATACGAGATAGATTTTCAAGGTCGTGATTCGGTCTCTGCAGTTGTGTCAAAGATCGTGTCCGAGATTACCTCTATGGGTGGATCTTCTGCAAGTGCATTGAGGGCAATTGCCACAGAACTCACATCACAGGCAGATGCCATCTCGGAATTTGGCCAGCGCAACGTTTCGACCTTTAACGAGGTCAGGAAAGGTGCTGAGGCTGCTATGTCCGGAACGGCATCTGCCTATGCTTCTGCCTTGGATTCCATCCGGGCAGATCTTGCCGGGGGAACAGCAGACCTTCAGGGTCAGATCACCCAGCAGAAGAAGATCATCGCAGAGCTGGAGAAGCAGTATGCCGAACTTGCTGCCAAGAGGGATAGTGCGCCTACGAGTGGAATGAAGGATAGATACTCTAAACAGGCTGATTCCCTCTTTGCTGAACTGGAAGCAGAACGGCAGGCTCTTGATGCCTTGAAACAGGCACAGGAGGAATACAGGCTGTCTGTCGCTACGATCAGCCGACAGATAGAGAAACTCCGTAATGATATGGCCCAGCTCCGTATTGAGGGAAAAGAGAATACGGAGGAATATGAGGCGATGAGGGTCAAGATGGAGGAACTGGCAACAGCCTATCGTGAGGCTGGAGCAGAACAGAAGGCCCTATCTACCGGAGCAACTCAGATTGGCGGTGTAATCAACGGAATGCAGGGCCTTATGGGCCTTTATTCTGCCGGATCAGGAATTATCTCAATGTTTACTGATGACAATGAGAGACTGATGGAGGTGCAGACGAAGATGCAGTCTGTTATGGCCGTTATGATGGGCTTGCAGCAGGTTGCTAATACTCTACACGCCACAAGTGCTTTCAGGATAGTTACGGTTAGGAAAGTCACTGATCTGTGGAGGGCTTCGCAGAACAGACTCACCGTATCATTGGGAATGTCAACAGCAGCTGCCAATGCCTTCTTGGCGACGGTAACCTTTGGAGCCAGTGTTGTGATCACGGCTGCTGTTACGGCCATAAGTGCCCTTATTCGCAAAAACAAGGAGCAGAAGGAAGCACAGGAAGCAGAGGCCAAGGCTGTGGCAGAACAGCAGCAGAATATACGCACATCCGTATCAAACAGCATATCTGCACAACTTGTGGCGTACAGAAAGCTGCAGAGTGAGTGGAAATCCCTTCAGGGTAACCTATCCAAGCAAAAGAAGTTTATCGAGGAAAATCAGAAGGAGTTTGGTGATCTTGGTGTCGCAGTGAATGATGTAAGGGATGCCGAGAATCTTCTGATCAACAACGAGGCAGCATTTATTCAATCTCTTAAAAATAAGGCGATGGCTGCTGCTGCAATGGAATCTGCCACTCAGAAGTACAAGGCTGCTATTGAGCAGATGATGCTTGCAGAAGAGGCTATGAAGCCCACTGATGAGGATATTGTCCACGCACAGCAAAGCGGAAATTCTGCCATTAGAATGAGGTTTCAGGGAGCGACATCAACGGATGAGATCAATTCTTTGCGAGATCCTCAAACTCAGGGAAAGATATATCAGGATGCTTATGACAGTTATTTATCAGCTGTGACACGTAGTCGTGCAACCGAATATGAAAAAGCAGCAGAGGCAGAAATAAAGGCTGGTGATGCATACTTTGATGTAGCGCAGAAGTATCAGCGTAAGGCTGCAGAAGTTCTGTCAGGCGTTGGCATCTCAACCGGAAGTGCCTCCGGAGGGGGCAATACTGCCAGTGTTCCTATGGCTGGAAGCATTGCGGAGATTGAGAGTAAACTTGAAGAGTTGAGAAACAAACTCAGCCTTGCTTCTGCCGAAGAGAGGGCTACCATTCAGGGTGATATCAATCTATGGCAGGAGAAGTTGAACGTAATACACGCAGAACTGGAGGCATTAAGTCTCCCTGTCTCTGTGGAGTCGCTTTCAGATCTTCAAACAGTCATATCGTATTACGAAAGGCAGTTGCAGACAGCCGGAGAGTCCGAGAGGGCACAGATCCAGCAGACGATCAACGCATACAAGAGAAAGAAGGAAAGCATTGAGGATAGTTTGAAGTCAGTAGGTATCAGTGCAGATCCTAAGACTTTGGATGAGTTGAATGCCTCCTTGAGATATTATCAGGAGATGCTCGGAAAGGCAGCACCTGAAGATCGTGCCGGAATACAAGAGACCATCAGCGGACTCCAGTCTGAAATCGATCTCATTGAAAGCACTCTTGCAGCCTTGAGTGTTCCGGTCAATCCGGTATCGCTTCAGGATTATGAAAGATGTATTGAGGCTCTTGAGATCAAACTTCAGACAGCTGGAGAAACTGAGAGAGCAGAGATTCAGAGAGCGATCAATGCCTATCGGGCAAAGAAACAGGCAATCGAGGACTCGTTGTCAATGGTAGAGGTCTCGGATATGTTTCCGGACATAGATGTAAACAGCGACATTATAATATCCCTTCAGACAAGGCTGGTAGGGGCAGATATAGCCAAGCAGAAGATTCAGGAACTTCAGGCAATGTCCGCTGTCGCACAGACTGAAGAGGAAAAGGAAGCAATTGAACAGGCGATTAAGTCCTGGTCTAAATATACAGGAACGATGACTACGGCAGCCACCAAGGGTGAAGCAGCCGGACAGATCATCAGTTCAATTGGAAGTGTGATGGGGCAGATGTCCGGGGCTGTTGAAGGTAATGCTTCAGACTGGCTGTCTTGGGGTGCAAATGTCCTCAGTTCCATCGCAGCCTTGATTCCACAGCTGGTGACTTTATGCACAGCAAATACGGCTGTTGCAGCGACGGGAGCAGCAGCCTCCTGTGCAAGCATTCCAGTTGTAGGATGGGTGATGGCCGGAGCTGCAGCACTTGGTCTCGTTGCGACACTCGCATCCATACCGAAGTTTGCGGACGGAGGTATCATCTCCGGGCCGACACTCGGACTGATGGGAGAATACTCCGGAGCATCCAACAATCCGGAGGTCGTGGCTCCTTTGAGCAAACTGAAGGGAATGCTTGATTCCGGAAATGACGACGGCCCGTCAGAGGTTACGTTCAGGATAGAGGGCAGGACTCTTGTCGGACTGCTTGAGAAGTATAACAGAAAACGTAAGAGGGTGGAATAATATGGCTTTAGGTATCAGATATCAGAGAAAATTCGCTTCAAAGAAGGGTGTCATTTGGAGAATAGACATCCTTCAGGAAGGCTATGGCGGTACGGAGCCTGTGTTCTTTGATCTTCCGAAGAATTGTCCTCTTGAGATAGAGTGGGCTGAGGCAGATAAGATGGCTCCTGTCCGTCGTTCATCAGCAACTCTCAAACTGATCAGTGACAATGACAGACAATTCGTGGATCTGTACACCGTCGAGGTCGGTGCTGTCCGGATGGATGTTTATAGGAACAACGCCCTGTACTGGAGTGGTACTCTTGATACAGAATTGTACGAAGAGCCATACGCATATAAGAAAGGCTATGAAGTGACCTTGACCTTTGCCGACTTCGCTTGCCTTGATCGTCTTGATTGGGATAGGAGCGGACTGATGAGCATACACGATATGATCCTGTACTGCGTCAGCAAGACCGGGATCAACTACACCGATCTGAAAAAGTATATAAGCACACAGGCTGGATATACTACACTGACTCTTCAGGAGGTCAATGTCCTTCAGGATAACTTCTATGATGAGGAGGGTGTGGCTCTGTCTGTCGGAGAGGTACTTGAGGAAATCCTTAGACCATTTGCTTTGACAATTGTTCAGAAGGCCGGACATCTTCACATCTATGACATCAATGCTGTCTATACGCAGAACACTTCAGATGTTGAGTGGGATGCCAAGGATTCTGTTCTCGGAGTTGATGTGGTCTATAACAATGTCCGGGTAACATTCTCTCCCTATGCAGATGCAAAGATGATGGAAGGTACGGTGGCGAGGGATTCGTCATTAACAGAAGAGAGCGGTGGCCGACTGATCAAGGTGGACTACAAAAAAGACAGTTATGGAAACCTTACCTCATTGGACGGTTTCAGGTTTCATTACAATGATACTCTCGAGAGCAATATGGAACTCTCAAACGGTGCAAAGTTCTTTCAGATATGCCCGATCTACAGTGGAAATGAGGATAACGGTGTGGCGATGTCTGCACGATTCGGTGATTGCAGCATTGATAAGGACGGAGCAGTCAATTCTGCCACTTATCAGGCTCTAAATGCCCCGAAGGACTGCGGAACACTGGCGAAAGGTAATGTCAAGGCCAATACGATCATAACCTGTAAATCCACATATCTCGGCTATATATCATACCGCAGAATGGATTACAAACTCCGTATCAATTTGGATCTTCTCTTTGATGTCAGGTACAACCCGTTTGAAGAGGCCAGCGATCATAATGATAATGCGGAACGCAGTACCGGACTCTTTGGCTGGGGAACAGCCAACGGCCCGTATCAGAATATGAAGGACTGGTGTAATATCGGTTATGTCCCGATCAGGCTTACACTGAGGGATTCAGACGGCAAGGCGCTGTATCATTATGAGAATTACAAGGTGCTTGAGAGCGACAGCTACAAGCACGATGGGACGAAATGTAAATGGGTGGCCGGAGAAGGATCGTGGGGTCAGGCTTACCTGTGCTATTACAATTTTGAGGACAGAAAGAGCAATACCGGATTCGGTGGCTGGGCTACTAACAAGCAGATCATCGGATACTACCGAGACGGGCTGCCTAAGCAATGGCAGACCATTGAGGATGGAGAATACATTGACCTTCCTATGTGTGGTGGCTACCTTGTTCTTGAGATTGGAAGCGGAGTGCATCAGTTTGACTACAAGAGGGAGACAAAGGACATATATTCTTGGACTCGCTGGGTGCTTTATAAAAGTCCTTCAATCACCCTTTGCAAAAAGAACTACAAAGAGGTGGAGACCGAGGATATTGAGGATTCTGCTTGGCTTAACAGAGCTGCAAAGGAGGAACTGCCCATCGAGACCATTCTTGGCACGATGACGCAGAGGCACGGAATCCCTAATGCCAAGGGGCAGTTGTTTGACAATAAATATAACATATACTCAACCTTCAGAAGAGCCGGAGTGGAAGATCGTCTCGAGAGGCTTTTGATAGGTACGGTTTACAGCCAGTATGCATCACGCCACGATACACTCTCAGGAACAGTCGTCTTGCTTCCTTCATTCGGGATTTATACGGACAGGAGTACCACAGGCAAGTTCCTCTTAACCTCGGAAATTCAGGATTGTATGGAGGACACTTCGGAAATCAGTATGGTTGAGATCTCACAAGATAATTATCAGGGAATAGAATACGAATAGGATATGAAGAATTATAATGTCAGAACGGTCAGCAGAACTGCAACCCCACGAAGCAAGCGACTTCGTGAGGCCGGGGTGTCTGTGTCCGGAGTGATAGGTTCTTCAGCTCCAGCAACAGGAGGCTCGGACATATCATCGAATTGTGATGGCCATACACATTCCAACAAGGCAGCACTGGATGCGATATCCATTGACAATGCATTCTATCTGTGGCTAAAGCAGAAGATTGAGGGAGAGGACAACTCTTCAAGACAGAAGGTCAAGGCTGGATTTGCGGATGATGCTGCACACGCAACAGAGTCAGACCACTCGAAGGATTCTGACCTGTGGGCCGGACACAAGTTCGCAGACTATATGGATCAGCCTGTAAGGAAGTCCGACATCGTTGAATTTGCAAAGGCGATCCTTGGTATTGTTGTCTCCCCTGACTTCATTTCCGGAATTGAAACCGGGTGTGGTTGGAAGATTGACGAAGGAGGCAATGGTGAAATGACATCCCTGACACTTCGCTCATTTTTGAAAGTACCGACCTTGATCTATAACAAGGTAAGGGTTACCGGAGGTGAGATGTGGAATACTGAAGGTGGAACAATCGCAGAGGTCGCAGCAGACCCGGACAGCGATACTGCTTTCATTCTTACGATGGATCTTGAGGATGGGGATACGATTGAACTTGATGTGGATGATATATGCAAAGGCCATTACAACAGCAGTGGTGGATTTGTAACGTCATATTTCAGGGTTACAGCAGTTGATCAGCCTTCAAAGACGATGAGGATCGTCTTGGGTGCGGACAGTGAAGTTCCGGGCGGTATCAATCACCCTCCCGTTGCATATATGAACATTGCGAGGTATGGTAACTTCACCAACAAGGAAAGACAGCGAAGCCAATACTTCAGTTCGTCAGACCAGAGAATATCACTGCTTTGTGATGTTGACCAGTACATCATTGAGCCAAAGCATTACAAGGTCGTAATCGGTAACATCCCGGATGCCCTTATTCCTGCAGATCTTCCTATTCAAGGACAGCCATCCATCTATCTTGACAATGTCCTTGCCCGGAACTTCTATCAGATAGATAAGACGGGGTCGGTGGTCAAGACGATTCGAGATCGTGGACTATGGGAAGCGGATCCTGCTGAAGAATACCAGTGCAACAGTGAGATTCAGGATGATGTCTATCACAAGTCCTGCAAATACAGGTGTCTTGTGGAAGGAACAGCACAGGAGCCTCGCTATGACTCGACTGACTGGTTGCTCATAGCAGGAGATACTACCTTGGTAATGGCCATAGAAAGTACAGCTGGTGAAACGTTCCTCTATGGAGCGCTGTCAACAGAACTGATTGCAACGGTAAAGAGAGGTCAGGAAGATATAACGGATGGAATCCTCGATGCGGACTGGTCTTGGAGCAGAGATACAGGAAATCCGGCTGATGATACGATATGGAATACAGATCACGCAGGATCCGGCAGACAGATCTCCCTTTCCAATGAAGATCTCACGACTTCTTCCGGGCGATTTATCTGCACCGCATACGTCAGGGATGGTGCTGTCTCGCTCACCGAAGAAGTGCAGTTTTAACGGGAATTAAAAGCGATTTGAACGATATATGAAAAAGACCAAACGAATAGGTGTCATCTATACACCGCTGAACATTTCAACCGCTTTGATTGAAAAAGGCGGTAGCCTCACTCAGACGCATAGTGCTGAAAATTCCGAGTTCGTGCCGGACAGGGAACTGACTCCGCTCGTGCTTGTTCCGGAGGTGTATGTCAATGACCCGGACGGGATAATCCCTAATGGCAAGATCGCATTGAGCAATGTGATGTGGTATGCCTTGCCTCAAGACCTTGTTTCAAATATCGGCTCTTTGTCGTATTTGAATAAGGAAGTGTCGCAGTATCTTATAACATCTGCCACACCGGGCTATTCTGTGGCCGAGGACGGCACTCTTACCGTATCGAAGAACATAGACTACCTGAGTCCGGTTGTTCTCGTTTTTACGGCCAATTATGCGGACGGCAGGAGTGGCAAGATCCTGAGGCTTCAGGCTACTGCCACACTCAGTACCACATCCGTAGCAATATCACCGTCGCTCACTCTTGATAAGCCAGCCACATTCCTGTTCAATCCGATGGAGGACACAGGGATGAGAACGATAAATGCGTCTCTGATGATTGGTGGCAAGCCTGTGACATCCTTGGATTGTTCGGCAGCCTACTGGTGGTATAAGATCGAGAATGGTGCGGAAGTCCTGATTGATCCGGAGTCGGATCTGTTCTATGAAGGAGGAGTCGGAACAGCCAGTCTGAAGATAGATCCTCGCTATGTCGATAACTCTCTGTGCATAGTCTGCAAAGCGGAGTACGCCCTTGCCGGGGAAGCACTCCCGGCTGCTCCGACTTCAAAATGTCAGACGGCAAGAACTACAGTTGTCAGAAGATACCCTGATTATGACTTTGAAAACTATGTTCACGGTGGTGTTGAAGTTCCAACAGGAGCAACGGTTGTCAAAAATGAGTGTGTGGTTACAGTTGGCCGTAAGGTGCTGGATAGCCCGTCAAAATGGTTTACCGTCAAGTGGTCAATCAAGAAGGCGACACACGATGCTGACTGGATGGATATCGGGTATGGCGACAGCATTCTCATAGATGCCAAGGAATTTGAAAACGGGGCTGATGTGGGTCTCGAAGTTGAGCCATTTGAGCCTCTTGGCCCGATGATGCTCAATGGTGTAGCATTATGTATTGATGGGGAAGTTTTAACATTCTAAATATGAAGAGATACCTATATGCCAAGATACCGGGGCACAGCGCAGATGTCCTCGGTGAGGTGGTGAAGCACCGGAAACGGACTCTCTCCGGAGAGGTCATCATCAACGAAAGTGATCTTCTGCTTTATGGAAATGCAGAGGACTCATTTGAAGATAAAGTTAAACAACTGGGCGGTGTTCCGCTCACTAACATTGAAGCGAAACAAGAGCTTCAGAAAAAGGAGTAAGCAATGAGTGATGTAAAAGGACAAAGTACAATCAAGTATGTCAAGCAGGGTGATTCCCTGACTTGTGGACTACGCAGCACCTTTCCGTTAAAGCAGTTTGTGTCCAACGGAAACAATCAGGTCGCTCCGTCTTTCGTGACCAATAAGCCTTGTATCTATCCGGTGGTTAGGTCTTCCCTCAAGGCAACAAGGATAGAGCCTAAGACAACAGGATTCAAATGGTCTTATAATGGCGTTCAAATAACATTTGACAATTCAGGATTGTCACAAGCTGTCGGAAGTATAGCAGCTGGAACTTTCAAGAGTGAGATCAAGACGATTGATGGTTTTGCTGTTCCGACCTTGACCATTCTGAAGGAGATCGCTTCGGCTTCAAACATAGATTCTGACACGATAGAGTTTTACGGCATTGTTGATACCGGGTTTGAAAGTATCGTGTCTGCCTCTATTGAAATTGCCATAGAGCAGACTGATGGAGAGGCATACTTGGCATATATCTCCATAGACAATGGCGGTGTCATTGATGATGACAATACCAGCCTTACGGCCACCGCTCATCTTCTTGTTGGAGGAGCCGATAAGAACTCCGGTGTCACTTACGCCTGGTACAAGATGAAGGTTACCAATGGTGAGGATGGATGGGTAAGCCTGAATAAGACCACTCAATCAATAACGATCCTTGCTGCCGATGTGAACAGCACCGAACTCTACAAGTGTGTCGTAACCTATGGAGGCAAGACTGCAAGCAATGTCGTTGAAGTCGCAGATGAAACGGATGCACTCATCATCTATCCGAATCCGACCAACTCAGCCGGAGCAAGGGTGGCAGAAGAGTTGAGTTCTGTGCAGACTTCCATCATCTATCGTCCGAAGGTACTGAAAAGGGATACTCAGGCAGAAGTTTCCGGATACACTTTCAATTACCTTCTGACCAAGTCAAATGGTGATACGGTTGCTTCGCAGGATGGTGGATCATCCTTTACAGTAACCTTGAATCACGCCATTTCAGCAAACGGAGATCTTACATTGATAATCACTGCGGAATAATGAGTACGTTGAAGAACATAACACGAATAGCCTATAAACGAGATCCTGAAAAGGGCGAAAAGGGGGCAATCTTGGTGATTACCTCTTGGGCTGCTGGCGTGCGGTACAGCTCCGGAGCAGCCGGAGAAAAGTATCAGCACGCAGTGTTCTACAACGGTTATATGTATTCCTGTGCCAAGACTCACACAAGTGTGGCAAGTCACACGCCATACAATAGTGTCAATGAGGGCGACGGATTATGGACTCTTGAATCCAACTTTGAGATCGTTGCGACCAAGGTAATTTTTATCGGGTCAGACGGTGAGGGCTGGGTGCTTGATAATGGTGTGATGTATCATACATCCGGCAAGATCCAGCTGGCAGCAGATGGATCTATCAAGGGTGCAAACGGTAAAATGTCCGTTGATGAGGACGGAAATATTCAGGCTGAGAATCTCGTGCTGATGGGAAACTGCAAGATCTATGGTGAATTGGTCGGAGTGTCAGGATCTTTCAAGACACTGAACTGCGTGGATGCAAACGGTAATATCGTGGGAAGCCTCTCCTTCAGTTCATCAGGACAGATAACCATTAGCGGTGATCTTTACCATCAAGGATATAATTATGATGAGAGTCGAAGCCACAGATTCTATGCATCAAATATATGGTGCAGAGGTGTGTTCGGATCATCCTGTAAGACCGTCCTGCTGGTGCTTGGATCGTATGCCTACTTCTATCCTAATGGCTTATATGATACAACGAACAGGGTCTATGTTGCTCTTACATCGGGAAAGACATCTGCAGGAGTTACTTACTACACAATACCGACTTATGGAACTTCAGGCAAGGCTGCCGGATGCCCGGTTGATGTTGTTATAGTCAAAACTTCAGCAACATACAGATTCCTCATTTCAATGGATGATGGCAAGGAGATAACCTTTATAAACTCCTACAACACCAATAACAATATTTACATCTACAGCAATGGAAAGGAGGTGCAAGTCTCCGGAGGAGTAGCACTCCATCTCCTTGATGTGGGAGCTGCAAACATATATCCGACTCAGGCAAGTAATGTTTTGGGATCAGGCTTGATGATCGTCGGACGGTATGATAATGATTGGGAAGCATAACAATTAAATTAACGCAATATGGATAAAAAAGAACTCGCTTTAATAGCTGCAGATCCTTTTACTGCAATAGAAGGATCAGACAAAGTATTCGGGCATTCGGCATCTGCTGGAAAGTTCGGTTTCTTTCCGGTTTCGGCCATCTTGGGAAAAGGCTTCGCTGGCCGAAGATGGAATACAAACCATAGTACGTACACCGCTGAAGGTATTATTGGAAGTGTGGACTATCTGAAGGAACTTCCTCAGAAGCTCGGACTCGGAGGCTATCTTGTGACGGATGATCACAACCGCAGGAAGTTAGATCCGACCAACCACTATAAATTTGCTACAGGCGGTGAGGCAAAACTTGATGGCTCAATGGGTCAGTATATGTGGGGCTGGGATGTACCTTGGTATCTCGCTGTTTGGAAGGAAGGTAATTATCTCTGCAAAGCAGCAAGTCTTAATCCTATACCGGGAGTGCCTTGTTGGAGAATCCCTGCTGGAACAGTAGCAATCGGCCACGCAGGAGTGATGGACAGAGTCAATGATGTCTTGTGCTCTGTCATCAACACTTCTGAGCAGTACAGAGGTGGAAATGGATCTGCCCTGACATCAGGCAATGCTTCTACCGAAAACCTCTCAATGCTTGGATACCCAGCCACTTCTATGGGTACATCTACATTTGAAGCAAAGGCTGCAAAAAGAGGCAAAGGCTGGGGTGCTGGATGGTACTGGAAGGAAACTGCTATCGCAATCCTTATGGAGATCATTTTGGGAACGACTCACATCCAGCAGGCATTCAACGCCAACAAGGACAGCAACGGGCTGTATCAAGGTGGACTTGGCTCCGGAGTCACTTCAATGTCGGGCTGGGAAGGATATAATAATTATTATCCAGTAGTGCCTTACTCGGCTGGTGTTGAGATGGCAGACGGTCTTGGCGTATGCAATTATCCGATCAAGAATTCAGCCGGATCAACGGTCTATAATGCCCCGATTCCAGTCTTTTTCGGACTCAGGAACTTCTATGGCAACCTGTGGTGCGGAAAGAACAGAATTGTCGCCACAAAACAGGCTGATAAATCTTATAGATTCTTCGTCGCAAAGTCGTCGCTTGATACTTGGGATTATACAAAGACTTCCGAGATGCTCCACGTGGGAGATCTGGCCGGAGTCGAAACAGCAGCGTGGAGTTACATTTCAAAGATCAACTACGAAGGGCTTGCCGGAATGCCAGCTGAATGTGAAGGAACATCCTCTACCTATTATGGAGACGGCTGTTATCGTGATGTTGCAACTTCGGGTTTTCGCTCTCCCGTGGGCGCTGGCGGTGCTGACAATGGTGGCGATGCTGGCTCGGTGTACTTCACTGGTAACTATGCGCCCGGTCTTGCCCATGCGAACCTGTCGTCGCCTCTCTGCGAAACTTCAGAAGA